CCTTATGACAAAGCATTAAAAATTTGTGAATGGACATATTATAAATTAATTAATATGGATGTATGTCCAGAGCAAGCGAGGATGGTACTACCTCAAGCTATGTATACCAGTTACTATGTCACTGGTTCTTTGTATGCGTGGGCGAGAGCCTATAATTTACGGAGCGATCCACATGCCCAACAAGAAATACAAGAGCTTGCTAAGGGATGGGATTGGATACTACGAAGTCTATATCCTGTATCATGGAAAGCCTTAACGAATGCCTAGTAAATTTATGCTACATTTATTAGACGAAATAACTTGTCTACGAAAAGAGAAGGATATACATATCAAAGTAATTAAAAAATTAAAAATTAAAATAGCTAATCTAAAACTTAGAAAGGAACGCTGGACATGTCCCAATGGTTAGTACAACTGGTTGGTAAGGAACCCGGCAGTGAATCTGCTTGGACGTTTGGTTCCCGTAAAGAGGCAGAAGATTTTATTAAAGATCGTTACCAGCTAATTAAACACTTGAAGTACGACCCCGATAACAGTTACTATATACTTCCTGTAGAGTAGTTCTACGAACTCTACAGGGAGTATATAGAAGGAGCGGTTATGGAACACAATACCAACAGCAAATTCGTTAAGCATCTTCCATGTGATGATTGTGGATCATCGGATGCGTTAGCTCTATATGAAGACGGGCATACATGGTGCTTCTCATGTCACACACATTCAAAAGGAGAATACGTTACAATGGAACAGACCTCTTCTGTTGCACCCTTTCCAAGAAATACTTTAACTGAAGGCAGTATCACTGCTATATCAGATCGTAAGATCAATCTGGATACCTGTCGTCATTACGGTGTTACCACCCTATCTAATAACAATAGTGTCTTTAAACATATTTACCCTTACCATGATGGCAACGGCACGCATGTAGGTAATAAGGTACGGACAGTACCTAATAAAAGTTTTACAACTGAAGGTAATTTCAAGACATGTGCTTTGTTTGGACAGAAACAATTCCCACCTAAAGGTAAATATATTACAGTTACAGAGGGAGAACTGGATGCTATGTCTGTCTACCAAATGTTTGGTAGTCGATGGCCTTCAGTATCGGTACGATCTTCTGCGTCAGCAGTTAAAGATTGTAAATTAAATTTAGAATATCTAAACTCTTTCGAGAATATTATTCTTTGCTTTGATAATGATAAGGCTGGGAAGAGAGCGGCTGAAAAAGTCGGAGAGTTATTTGAACCACATAAATGTAAGATTGTTTCTTTGTCTAAGTTCAAAGACCCAAGCGATTATCTTAAAGCTGGGATGGGAGAACAGTTCACAAAGGAATGGTGGTTAGCTGAGTCATATACTCCAGCAGGTATTATTAATCTTGATAGTATTGGCGATGCTCTTTATGACGAAGACTTTTGTGAGACAGTTCCTTATCCTTGGGCAGGTCTTAATGAAAAAATATATGGCATGAGGACAGGAGAATTAACAACCTTCACCTCCGGTTCTGGTATGGGTAAGTCAAGTATCATACGAGAACTCATGCATCATATCTTAAAAATATCCAAAGATAATATTGGTGTACTTGCTTTAGAGGAAAGTGTCAGGAACACTGCATTTAATATCATGTCAGTCGAGGCTGATCAAAGATTGTATATTAAGGAAGTGCGAGAGACTTTTCCTATGGCTCAATTAAAGGTATGGCAGGACGCTACCATAGGTACTGGTAGGTTCTTCGCCTTCGATCACTTTGGGTCTATATCTAATGACGAGATATTAAATCGTATACGGTTTATGGCAAAGGCATTAGATTGTAAATGGATTTTCCTAGACCATCTATCGATCCTAGTATCGGGTCAAGAAGAGGGTGATGAAAGGCGAAGCATAGATATACTTATGACTAAGCTACGCTCCCTTGTAGAAGAAACAAACATAGGCTTGATGCTTGTCTCTCACTTGCGTCGAGCTACAGGGTCCGACAAAGGGCATGAGGACGGTAGAGAGGTAAGCCTGTCGCACCTTAGAGGATCACAAAGCATAGCGCACCTGTCGGATGGCGTCATAGCTTTGGAAAGAAACCAACAAGAGCAAGACGAGACGCTGGCTAATACCACAGTGGTTCGTATATTAAAAAATCGTTACACGGGAGAGACAGGTATATCAACATACTTGTTTTATGATAAAAATTCTGGTAGACTATCAGAGATATCAAACCCGTTTGAGGCAGACTCAACTGACGATGAGGAGGCACCGTTTTAATGGTAGTTAGAAAGAAGTTTAGTCCATCCCTATATAAAAGATATAATAGAATGGCTATGGCTGCTGGTACACAGTACTTAGAAGCTAATGGTTTTACTATAACTTCCTCTGAAGAAGATAAGAAAGCTGACTTCCATGCGAGTAAAGATAACCAAGATTATTTGTTTGAGGTTGAAGTTAAGAATGTATGGTCAGGTGATTGGCCTAAAGCATGGAAGGATATACAGTTACCCGAAAGAAAGTCACGATTAATTAAATATGCTGACACGCAGAATAAGAAATTAAATTTTCTTATTTTTAGAAATGATCTAAAGGCAGCATGGGAAATTGATAGTGATGTTGTTTCCAATGCAGATACAAGAGAAGTATCCAATAGGTTTATACCTAGAGGTGAAATGTTTTATGTTATACCAATAGAGAAGGCAAGATATATAGAGCTATGAGATGTATTCTGGATATAGAAACAGACGGTTTACTAGATGACGCAACAAAGGTACATTGTATTGTAGCATATGATATAGATAATAGGAAACCCTATGTTTTTATAGGTGACGAGTGCAAGGTAAAGTTTCCTAACTTTGCTAGGAGAGTTGACAAATTTATTATGCATAATGGTTTATCTTTTGATGGACCCGCATTAAATAAATTATGCTCAACCAATATAAAAGAGGAACAAGTTACCGACACATTGATCATGTCTCAATTGTTTAACCCCGTCAGAGATGGTGGACATTCACTAGCTGCATGGGGTAAACGATTTTGTTTTCCTAAAGGTCAGATAGATGACTTTACTTTCTATTCAAAAGATATGTTAGAGTACTGTAAGCAGGATGTAAATCTAACTTACAAGCTGTACCAATACCTAACTCAAGAAGGTAAGGGATTTTCTAAGGGTAGTTTAAATTTAGAACATAAGGTAAGAGATATTATTAACTCTCAAGAGAGTACAGGATTTTATCTCGACCTACCTTATGCCACTACCTTATGTGCATCTCTTCAAGACAAGTCAAGTATTATATATGATCAACTACAAGAAACATTTCCTCCTATTGTAACAACAGGTAGGACACATAAGAGATCAGGTAAACCTCTTAGAGATATCATAGAGCCATTTAATCCAGCATCTAGAAAACAAATAGGTGAGAGATTAATAGAGCTTGGATGGAAACCTACTAAGGTTACTGAGAAAGGTAATGTTATTGTAGATGAGAATGTATTAAGTAAGATTGATATGAAAGAAGCTAAACAGATATCAGAGTATCTGTTGTTACAGAAAAGAACCGCTCAGATATCTTCATGGATTGATTCCGTTGCAGAAGATGGAAGGGTTCATGGTAGAGTTTTAACATTAAGAACTATTACAGGACGCATGGCACACACTTCTCCTAACATGGCTCAAGTGCCAGCAGGATACTCACCCTATGGTGAGGAGTGTCGATCATGTTGGACTGTAGAAAATAAAGAAACACATAGCTTGGTAGGTACAGATGCATCAGGTTTAGAGTTAAGAGGGTTGGCTCATTTTATGAACGACCAGAATTTTATAAAAGAAGTTCTTGATGGTGACGTACATACAGCTAATCAAAAGATGGCAGGTCTTGAGACAAGGGACCAAGCCAAAACATTTATCTATGCACTCATGTACGGGGCTGGTGCTGCTAAGATTGGTTCAGTCGTAGGTGGTAGCTCCAAAGAAGGAGAAAAATTAATACAAAGATTTATGAAGAACATGCCAAAGTTTAATCTTCTTAAAAGAAATCTTAATGATGCAGCCATGTCTGGTAAGATCAAAGGTCTTGATGGAAGGTTACTACATATACGATCTCCTCATGCTGCTTTGAACACCTTGATACAGGGTGCTGGTGCAGTGATATGTAAACAGTGGCTTGTTCAAATGACAGATAAAATAAAACAAGAAGGATTGGATGCCAGATTAGTTGCTAGTATCCATGACGAGTACCAGTTTGAAGTTAATAACAAGGACATAGATAGGTTTGGTGAGATCACAAACACCTCAATCAAAGAGGTAGAAGATATTTATAATCTAAAATGTCCTCTGGATTCTGAATATAAAGTTGGAAAAAAATGGGCTGAGACTCATTAAATACTTGACATTAGAATCCACCTAGTGTAGACTACATAAATTGATGAAACCCAATTAGTATCCTATAGAGTAAGTTCTACGAACTCTATAGGGTACTAATTGAAATGAGAAAAGGAGTAAGATTATATGACCAATTGTGAACGTAAGGTATTGGCAGCATTGAAGAAGCGTATGAGGGTTACTCGTAAGACAGCTATCCAACGTGGATGGTGTGAGAACCTAACGGCTACTATCTCTGACCTTCGACAGAAGGGACATGATATCGCTACCGTAGCTGCACGACACGATGACGGGTCACAGTATACCCGCTATCGTCTTCAAGAACTTTCCCCAAGCCTTTAAGGAGTTATATAATATGCCTAATAAAACTATGATTGTTTCCGGTACTGCCTACTGGGCATCCGTTGTTGCACCTAACACCACCTTCGATAGTGATGGTGTCTGGGAAATTAATGTCTGTAATCTTGATGAAGATACCGTTGCCGATCTAGAGGCAGAAGGTGTAGACGTTAAGAATAAGGAAGATGAGAAAGGAAATTATGTCTTGGCTAAACGTAGGGTCAAGCGTAAAGGTGGTGATGTTAATTCTCCACCGAAGGTTGTGGATTCCAATAACACCCCTATGCATAATACCCTTATTGGAAACGGTTCCCTTGTTAATGTTAAATTTAGTCCATATGAATGGACGTTTGGTAATAAACAGGGTATTGGCCTCGACCTACAAGCAGTCCAAGTTGTAGACTTGGTTGAGTACACCACAGGTGCAGAAGACTTTGAGCCTGTGTCAGGTGGATATCAATCCTCCGACGAAGATATCCCCTTCCCCACTAACTAAAGGACTTGGGACTCTCTAATCTCCCTGTTAGGGAGTCCCAATTTTCTTATGAAGAATCTAGATAATCTTATTGAAGATATCTATTCCCTGTATTCTGAGGATCAAGATATCACAAGGAGTGAGGATGCCCTTGCTAAAGCTGCAAGGAAGATGGGAAAGAACATTGTCGATCAAGTATTATCTTCTCTTGAAGAGATGCGTACAGAAAGAAAAAGAAATCTTAGGCTATCTACAATAGGAAAACCCAAACGTCAGTTATGGTATCAGTTAAAAAACTACGAGGGTGATAACACCTTAAAGCCTAATGATTATATAAAATTTTTGTATGGTCATATTCTAGAAGAGTTACTTCTATTCCTGACATATGCATCCGGTCACTCTGTTACGGAGCAACAAAAGAAAGTTAAAATAGGAGGTGTAACTGGACATAAAGATTGTAGAATAGATGGTGTTACAGTTGATATTAAAAGCGCATCTCACTATGCTTTTAAAAAGTTCAAAGAAGGAACCTTAGAAAACGATGACCCATTCGGGTACATCAGTCAGCTATCTGCATACATCAAAGCAGAGGGTGATAATGAAGGGGCGTTCCTT